TCTTAGAAAAAGTCGTTATAGAGGCGAAAAAGTAGGGAGATTCCATGATATGGGATTTGAAAATGGTAAGTTCGTGCCTTATAGCGATGAATTTAAAGCTAAAGTAGCAAAAAAGAAAGAAGATAGAGAGTATAAAGATAGCCTTGGTAAGCACGGAATAGAAAACAAAGAAACAAAGGAGCAAGTATGACACATGAACAAATCCAAGAATTGAATAATTTGAGTATGGCAGTTTTTCGTAGCAAGAGCAAATGGCGTAAGATGGTAGAACAAGGGGTAGCAGAACTTGTGGTGGAAGATACGACCAGGTTGACATCGGATGGTACTGAAACTACCGTCAAGACTGCTAAAATGCATGTTGGAGCTAAAGGTGGAGAAGTACCCCAATATACTTTGCAACGGTATACGCCTGAATCTGTTAAGGAATTTATGCTTAAAGTTATATATGAGCGCCAACTATATTTTGATGCCATTAGAAAAGTTAAGGAAAAAGAAGAAGAAGATCTTAAAAAAGAACTACAAAAACAAGCTGTTGAAGAAGCCTCGGGAACATCAGTTTAAACTTGACTTTTATAAATCCTCGGGATAAGATATGGGTATGGAAGATTTAAAAACTTTCTTAAGCCTAATGTTTGATCCCGAGGACACAGTAATAGTCTCAGATTCAAAATTTTCAATGCATGCAGTACCATTGCCCATGGTTTTTTCTGGGGAAGTAACCTTAGTACCTTCCAGTCAGAACATGCAAATTAAAAAGGTTAAATCAGATCAGTTGATCTTTGCTGCCCTAAATCCTACTAAAGGTTTTAGAAAAGATAGTAATTGTTATAAACTAAGAAATTTCTTGGTTGAAATGGATAATTACGAAAGAAACGCTCAAATTCAATATATCAAAGAGACAGGTTTACCATATTCTGGTATGGTCTGGAGCGGTTCAAAATCAGTTCATACTTTAGTATCATTAGAAGAAGATACACTAAGCGAAAAAGAATACCGCATACTATATAAATGGATGCTTAATATCGTAGCCCTATCAGACCAAGCTTTGGGCAATCCCTCTAGGAGCATAAGGTTACCTGGAGCTATTAGAGCTGAAACCGGTAATATACAGGAGCTTATAGAGCTTAAAACCAGGATTAAATTAGAAGACTTCATGGTTTGGCTTAATCGCTATCCAGATTTAAGACCAAAAGTAAAGGAACATAAAAAACACTTGACAAATGGTTTTGACTATGAGAAGCTAAGTCTATGGGCCACAGCTCAATTTAAGAATGGAATAGATTTTACTAACGGTAGAAATAGGGCTTTTTTTAATCTTTCTTGTGATTTGTATAGTAGCGGCCTTACAGAGGATGAAGCGGTAGAAGTTTTGAACCAATATTTTATAGAAGAGCATGATTTTAGAGAAAAAGAATTTTTAAAGACTATATCTCAAGCATATAGTTTTATGGCAAATAAAGGCAAATGATGAAACGTGATGATGAAATCAACAGATTAATCAAATATGCCCAAGGGCTTAACACTATGGTTAAGTTCAAGCAAGTTAAAGGTCCTAATTTAGATGCTGCCGAGTGGAATATAGATGGATCGGAAATAACCGTATACACAAAGCCTAAAACTGCAAAAATAGATATCGTGCTTTGTTTAATTCATGAGCTAGGGCATCAACTAGAACACATTCATGGTAATAATAGAGAATTAGATGAAAAACTAGATGAAGCTTTGGAACCAGAAGAAGCCAATAAAAAACATCGTAAAAATCTATATAATTGGGAACTAAAAGGATCGACTTGGTGGGAAACCATATATAAAGAAACTGATTGCCAATTTAATATAAATAGGCTTTATAAAGAAAAAGAATACGATCTATGGCAATATGTTGTTTATTGCGAAAAGGGTAAATTTCCAACACATAGCGAAAAAAAGAAAAAACGTAAAGAGCTTAAAAGTAAATACAAAGTATGAGCGAATATCTTGAAGTAGAATGCAAATATAATGCGGACGGAATAGATCGCATGGTTTTCAAGGACCTAGCCAAAAGTTTGGGTCCTAAACGCTTTATGTATGTAGAATCTACTGATATTTATTATGTTAAAGGCGAAGATGAATTTTTAAGATACAGGATGCCATCTGAAAATAAATTAAATGGAGACGAAGAAAATAGATCTGAACTTACTTTTAAGAAGAAGCATAAAGAAGGTAATAATTGGGTTAGAACCGAAGTTAATCTTAGGATTGATTTAAATAAACCAGAGTTAGTTAATGCCTTTTGCGAAGGTTTGGGTTATACAAAGAATTTTTCTATTTGTAAAAGTTGTGATATATATTTTTGGGATGACGCTGATATAGTATTTTATAGCGTTAAAGGCGAAGATGGCAAATATGCCCACTATCTTGAAATTGAAGCCAATGAAGATATTGGGATGACCTCAGAACAAGCGTGGGAAGTTATCTTGAAATATGAAAAACTTTTAGCTCCACTAGGAATTACTCCACAAAAACGTAAAAAGCTATCCTTATTTGAAATGTATAAAAAGGACATCAAATAATGTCAGATATAGAAGATAAGCATCAAAAAATAGCTGCTAGAGTAAAGAACCTAGCTAGAAGCCACGACGCACACTTGACGCCCATGGGAGATGTTTTATGCAATTTATTCTCCTTTGTTCTAATGGATTTGTATAGTTTTGCTGAAACGTTGCCGGAATCCCATAAAACTAACCTGTTAGAGTTAATTAAGAGTAAAGAAGATTTTCCAAGAAATATTATTGAACTCGGAAACAAAGTTAAGAAAAAAGATAAGGGTGTTTAATGAAGCAAGAATTTTTATTGGGGTGGGGTGATCCCATTTGCGTTAGACAAGCTCTTGTAGAAACACTAGACAAGGAAAGCTTTTCGTTTGCTAAAATTAAACTAGATAAAATGGGATATCCAGATCATTATGGCGCTCCTAGCCTAATTGAGCGGCTAAAAGATTTGGAATTAAGGCAATCTGGACATAGACCAAAGCACCTATTTATTACTTGTGGAGCTACTGGCGCATTAAATGCAGCCTTGCACGCTTTAAAAACCATTCATACCGATTGGGTCGTGACCAATAAGAGATACTTTCCTATATACCCAACTATTGTTGGGTTAACCGATATGGTCATGATTGACCGAGCAAAAAAAGAAGAACTTTGTAATAAAAGTAACGGATGTAAGGAACACAACTTTATAATTTTAACTGATAGTCCAAGTAATCCAGAGGGTATAGTCTATCCCTTTCATAATGTAGATATCTGGGATATGGCATATGCATCAAGTACCTATAGTAGGGGTGGCCATGTGCCAGCAAAATATGGGATCGCCTGTGGGAGTCTTTCCAAAACCCTAGGATTGGCTGGACTCAGATTGGGATGGGTCAGTACTGACGAAGACCTATTGGCAGACAGTTTGGGCAATTATGTAACAGCCACATATGTAGGGTTATCTTCGGCTTCTATGGCCATAGCCGAACAAGTTATTTCAGAATTAGATTTCTATCTGTTTGAATCCAAATCTCGAAGTTATCTAGACGACAACAGGGAAGAAATTCAAAAACTTTTGACAAAATTTGGACAGGGTTTTGTTCCTGTTAATGGTATGTTCGCTATATTAGAATTGGGTAAATTAGAAAGAAAAGCTTTAGAGAAAGCCAATATCAAATGGCAGTCAGGATCTTCATGGGGAGAAACCGATGATTGGGCCAGATTAAGTTTAGGCCAGACCAGGGAGATCACTAGGGCGGCAGTTAAAGCGGTCTTAAAATGATTGACGATTTTATTGTAACAGTAGTTTACTTCATCGCTTTAAACGGTCTTGGATTTGCTTTCTTGGTATACATAAAAGAGATATTTCTATGATTACTCCTGAACAGCTAATCAGAGATTTGCAAAAAGAAAATGAACGACTTAAAGAAGAGCTTAATCAAACTCAATCGGATTTAGAAGACTTCGAGTCTATGGCCAAAGTTTGGATGCAGTCTTATAACGAAGAAGTTCCAAAACTTAAAAAGCGAATTATGGAATTAGAACAAGTTGTAGAAGAGCTAGACAACGAACTAAAAGAAAAAAGATCCGAACCAAATTAATGATTCGGATCTTAATTGTTTTAATCAAATATTAATCTATGAAGCTACATAGTAAATATTGACATAGGTATATATAGGTGTAGTGCCGCCATTGAAAACTGCGGCATTTGCCGGACGTAAATCGACGTAGTCTCCAGAATTTAGAGAAATAAGCAAGTTTCCAGATACGTTGTAATCTTCTGCGCCCGCGTTACCATACACACCACCGATGCTGAAAGTTTGAGTTCCATTTTTGTATAGATTAAACGAGCCACCCGCATTAGTGGTATCCCAAGAGGCATTAAATCCCACAAAATAGACACCGGTACTTGGAGCAGTAAATTTCCATGATGTTCCAGTAGTAACCGCATTAGCAGTATCAATTAATTTAGTATCGAAATTCATCTGAGCATTTGAGCCAGGCGTTAAAGTAGATGGAGAAACGTAGTAAGATGCTACAATAGGTGCGCTAAGTCCCGTTCCGCCATTCGCTACAGCCACAACACCGGTTACGTTTGTTGCGGTCCCAACCGCACCGTTATTGTAATAGGTCGTAATAATGATAGCGCCTGAACCACCGGCACCACCGTTGCCACCACCAGTACCATTAATTCCTGCAGTTCCACCAGCTCCAACAGCATAGCTATAGGTAGACGCAGGGCCTATAATGGTTGCGTAGACATAACCGCCAGCTGCGCCACCATATCCTGGAAAAGCATTGCTCGCGTTTTCCGAGCCGCCGCCACCACCACCCGAACCAGTATTTGCTACGGCACTACTGCCAGTTGCACCATATCCGCCGCCGCCAGCACCACCAAAAGGTGATGAGCCGCCGACTCCTCCGTACCCATTTTGATTGGCGTTACCGGAGGCTCCGCTGCCCGTAGAGCCCGTGAGTGCGATACCGGTAGGGCCTGAGCCTAGAGATGCAGTGCCTCCTGAAGCTGGGCTTGTGGATGAACCAGTAGAGGGTCCACCACCGCCACCATTAGCAACTAATAGTGAAGTTCCGAAAGTTGTGTTACCACCAGCACCACCAGCACTACCATATCCGGATGTTAACCCGCCGCCGCCGCCTCCACCACCGCCACCGACCATCTGTACGGTAATATAGCTTGCGTTTGCAGGAGTAGTAAATGTTCCACTGCCTGAAGTAAGGGTCGTAATAGTTGGAGTATATGCCCCACCATTACCGGCAGCTGCACCTTGACCGTTGTAATAGTATTCTGTAACGATGATAGCACCTGAACCACCAGCGCCCCCGGCAAGTCCTGACGTGCCTGCAGAACCTGCAGTTCCTGCAGCCCCTACAGCATAAGCATAAGTAGCCAAAGGATTTGTAATAATGGCTTTTACGTAACCGCTAGCTCCACCACCAGCACCACTGGTAGCTGAAGTTATTGATCCTAAACCACCACCACCACCGCCTGCGCCTGTATTTGAAGCAGCTGCGTATCCAGGTTCAGAATTAGATCCGCCGCCGCCAGCGCCACCAAATGGATTGCTTCCGCCGCCACCACCTAGTACATATGGGCTACTTGCAGCGCCAGTATATGCCCCGCCATTACCAGTTCCTCCAGTGAGAGCTATTCCTGTTGGTCCCGATCCGAGAGAAGCGGTGCCGCCAGCTCCACCAGCAGTTTGAAGTCCAGGAGCCCCAGTTGCCCCATTACCACCATTAGCAACTAATAGTGAAGTACCAAATGTAGAGTTTCCGCCGTTTCCGCCAGCACTACCGCCATTAACTCCGGAGCCACCGCCGCCGCCACCGCCGCCAACCATTTCAACTTGAATAAATGCGACGTTTGCAGGAGCAGTATAAGTTCCAGAACCAGAAAGGAATTTTTGAACGGTAGGGCCAGGAGCGCCTGTACCAGTTCCAGCAGCTGATAGAACTGCCCACGTACCAGCAGAAGTTCCGTTTGTTTGAAGGACTACAGTAATAGAAGTAAGGGAGGCAAGGTTAGCATAGTTATGGCCAGATGCGTCGGTAAAAGCTGCGCCACCATTGAATTCTAGTGCGATAATGCCGGTAGATTGATTAAAAATTTCAAATTGTTGCCCAATAACCATTGTAGTGGCGTTAGGTAAAACCACCGTCTGGGTAGTAGAGCCAGTAAAGATCTGGATAGTCTTACTAGTATTTATTAATGTTGTGGTTGTTGCTGCAGTTGCAGTAACCGCCACTTGAGAAATTTGCATGCCAAATTGAAAGCAACCCATAAAACCCCTTTAATTACAGATACTTAAATCTGAAACCCTTCATTTGTTTATATATACCGCTAGCAACCTGAGCAACTCCAGATTTGCTAATAGAAAGCTCTTTAGCTGCGTGTACTGCAGAATCATAGATTATGCCATTATCAAGACAAATAACTTTTTTACTTGCATTATTGTTATTTAAGCCCTTACCTTTTTTAGATTCAGATATTTTCTTGCAAGTTTCTTGAGAAAAAGTTTTGCCTCTATTGAAAGAAGGTTTACCAAATCTATGGTTCTTTTCTCCTATTTGGGCTTCAGACATCTTTTTTCTAGTTTCTTCAGAACGTTTGATACCCTTATTGGCCAATATTCCCATTTCCCTACATTTTTCTGGCATGGGTTTACCTTTTTTGGCATCTGACATTTTCTTCTTAGAAAATTCATTGAGAACGCTATTATGCCCACCTGTCATCATATTGTAGCCATTTGGCCATAGACTGTTAAGTTCTCTAATATATTGCTCTTCTTTTTTGTTAAGTTCTTCTATAGAAGAAGCAGAATCAATCACAGCAAATTCAAAATTCTCAAATCCATATTTATTTATGGCATTATACAATGGCAAATTACGTGTTCTTTTAGAGGCACAATACTTATGTTCCTTAATACGTTCAGAAAAACCTCTTATGGTTTGGCCCACGTATTCCTTTCCATTAATAATGTTAGTTGCCTTATAAATAACCATTCTTACTTAACCTATATCATAAAGATTACTGGTATGCCGCCACAGACCAGGCTAATCTATAATTACTTGTTTCTAAAGGCATATTCCATGTAGCGGTAAATGTGCCATTTGTTTTTGCGGTTATAGAAATTGGTTGAAACATAGGTAAGCTATCAACTGTATTGACTAACTCTGCCAAAACTACATATAAACTGCTAGAAAATGCGATAGGAAAGGTAACCGTAGCAGAAGTATCTCCCATATTAAGAAGACTTTCTCCAACCATTTCACCAGAAACACCGGGTCCAATCATGTAATCGAGCGAATAATTAGAAGAATCAAGAGGCATATTCCAAGTAAGGGTGCAACCAGTAGTCGTTTTATTTGTAATAGTAATAGGTTGAAATTCTGGATCTGGATCAATAGTATTGACTAATTGCCCTAATATCACATAGTTAGCACTACTTTGTGGCGTAGGAAATGTTACTGTAACGCTGGTAGTGCCAATAGTAAGGGCTACTTCTTGTGCTACCCCTCCACCAGATCCGCCGCCACCACCTGAGCCTTCGAATTGATAAATATTTTGCTGAGTAATATTTTGGATAACTCCACCAATATTTTGCAAGGTAACATATCCAAAAGGCTGAGTTGCTGCATGTGGCTGTGGTACTAAGGCATTGGCTAAAACCGCATTAGGGGTTCCTACAGTGACATTTAGGTCATTAGACTCATCTATGGCTAATAGTACCTGTACGTAGTCTCCTGAAGGCAATGTGAGAGGGAAAGACCCACCTGTAGAGGTAGTTATATTGCCTCCAGAGGTAGAAGGGAAGGTTACGGTCCCACCAGAAAATATAGGAAGAGCCGTTCCAAGAAAAGAGGTTGATTTATTGCGACCAGATACAGAATTAGGTACTACACTAGGTCCGATATCGATTGTAAGAGATGGAGTTGAAGTAGCATCAATTTGAAAAGGAGGGGTAAGATCTGAGTTAATAGAGGCCATTAATACGTCAAGAGTTTGAGAACCTACCCAAGGGAATAGCTCTTGTAGAATTGCGCGATTAACTACCTGCCTATCGTCTAATGGTCTATAATCAATACTCATATATCTCTTATATCATTAGTTATTAGTGATTGCATGCCACATAATTGCATAATTAGCAGTTGCTGTTGGGAAATTCCATGTAAACGTAGCGCCAGTTGTAGATTGCGCGGTAATCACAATAGGCTGAAATTCTGGATTGGTGTCCGTAGTATTAAACATAGTTCCGGTAAGTGCATAGCTAGTATTAGCAAAAGCAGTGCTATATGTAATAGAAATGCTAGTAGCAGCAGAACCAATGGTTACTTTTCCGGCATAATAAATCAATGAAGATCCGCCAGCAGCCTGCCAAGTAGGTAACGCGCTAGCGCCATTAGAGGTGAGAACTTGGCCTGAAGTACCTACACCAGAAACTTGCTGCAATGCGCCAGTAGAGGTAGTTCCGCCAGTCAAAACTGCATAGGCTGTTGTAGAAGAAAGTCCGGTACCGCCATCATCAACAGGCAATGCGCCTTGAACAACTGAATATGCGTAATCCCAAGCGGCTGCCGTAGTTAAACTTGTAGATATAACGGTTACCAATAACTGTGTATTGGCTTCCATGGCTTTAATGGTATTTGCACCTGACGATTGTACGGTTACTGTTCCAGTGGATCTATTCTGAATAAGGAATTGTTGACCCAATACTAGAGTACTGGTAACAGGAAGTACAACAGTTTGTGTACTGGTACCAGTAAAATATTGTTCATATGTGGATCCAACTACTAGAGTTGTGGTTCCGGCTGCAGTTACAGTCGTTGTGTATCCCTCAATATGATTATTTGCTGATAGATTTTTATTAGCATCCCATCCAGCCCAAGCCGAGGCAGCTGGGATAGTTACTACAGTAGCGCTACCAGTACCACCACCAGCCACTGGAAGAATTTGGAAACTAGGATCGCTACTTAATCCATTACTAACTAGAGGATAGCTAACAGTACCTGGACCAACTTCAGCGATACTTCCGCCTTCACCCACTAATACCGCATGGGCGGTAAGAGTATTCGATCCCGTACCACCGTTACCAACTGGGAGAATACCAGTAATAGCGGCGTTTTGAGCAAGATTTACTTGTCCGTACCCAGGAGTGGTAGCGCCCATTACTAGAACTTGGTACTGAGATCCGGCAGCTAGCGTAGAAGGAGCAGTTCCGGCACCACCACCAATAATTAGTTGGCTGGCAGTAAGTAGAGCGCTGCTAGATAGTGCTGAAGTAGAGCTAAAATATGGAATACCACCGCTAGTTCCGGTAGTGGTTAGTCCAAGAGTCCCAGAAGAAGTAACTGGAGAACCAGTAACACCAAAAATGCTGGTTGCTGGAACGCTAAGAGCTACAGAAGTCACTGTTCCGCTAGTAGCAGGTGCTGCCCATACTGGTACGCCTCCTGAAACTGTTAGTACATTGCCAGTAGAGCCAATAGCCAATCTAGAAGCAACGCCAGTTGCGGATTCATAGATTGTATCGCCAGTAGTGGTCATTGGATTTAGAGCATTAAATGCAGAAGAAGCATTATTTTGGCCAGTACCGCCATGAGCAATGGCTATAGCTGTTCCAGCCCATGCACCAGAGGTAATAGAACCTACGGTAGTGAGGCTAGAAGCAGTCGTAAGACCAGAAAGAGTAGTTAGGGTGCTATTGGTCGTGGCTGTCAAAGAAGCAGATGCTGATCCTGGACCAGAGGCCGTTACGTCTCCGGTTAGGGCAGTAATATAGTTGCCAGATGCTTGCTTGCCGTTAAAAGTATTCCAATCCGTTGAACTCAAATAGCCATTAGTGGAGGTATTTGCTTGAGAAATACTTACCGTACTTCCAGTCAAAGAAAGTGGTGAATTAAATGTATATGCGGTAGGACCAGCAAATTCTGTAAATGTTGCTGATGGAACGGCTGCATTGGCTACAAATGAACTATCTTTATATATAGTGCCATTGGTAATTAACCATGCATCGCCAATAGCATTTGGCAATCCATTCGATGTTAGTGTATAAGAACTTCCAATACCGCTTGCAACATACTCTCCATTTTGTGAGGCTGTCGTCTGATTACCAAGAATTACTAAATCGCCATTCTGTACAGAGTATCCATCGACAGTTAGAGTCGCTCCACCAGTTAAAGCAACATTGCTGGCAGCATATGCTTGAGCAGGACCCTTCCAGGTCAAGCCATTGATGGCGGCATCAACATATCCTTTTGTAGCGGCATCGGTACTTAAAGTTGGTGTTGCCAATGCATTAATTTGATTTGATCCCATGTTGATGGCGCCAGACATGGTGCCACCAGCTAATGGAAGATAAATGGATGACAAACTTGGAATATCAGCTGAAACCAAGCTTCTAAAGGTAGGTTGTGCAGCAGAACCAGTAGTTGGGCCAGCAAATACTTTATTCGCAGACTGTGTTTCAAGAGAAAATGTAAGAGTTCCACTGCTAGTTACAGGTGACCCAGAAATACTATAAATTGGAGTAGAACTTCCATCTGATAGCGCAACAGAAGTTACGCCAGTAGCAGGTGCGGTAGCCCAAGCTGGTTCGCCACCCACAACCTCTAGTACTTGACCGGTGCTACCGATAGCAAGTCTTACGTTGTGTGTGCCATTATAATAGAGCATGTCTCCAGCAGTTGTTAAAGGAGATAGATTATCAAAAGCTCCTTGAGCAGTAGTAGCACCGGTACCGCTATGAGCAACACCAATGGTTCCGCCCTGCCAAATACCGCTGGTAATAGTCCCAATGCTAGACAAGCTAGAGGCGGTAGTCAGAGCAGATAGGGTAGTGAGTGTGGCATTGCTAGTAGCTGTAATGTTCGCAGCTGTGCCAGTAGTATTTTGATTAAGGGTAGGTACATCGCCAGCCTGAATAGCGCTAAGTGTAGCGTTTGTCCCATCAGAGCGGAGGTATTCACCTGCGGATTGCGTGCCTGTTAGAGCGTTTATAGCAGCTTGTTGTGTAGTTTGACCAGTGCCACCATTGGCGATAGCAACAGTTCCAGTAACATTTGCTGCATTTCCAGAAATATTGCCTGAAACTTGTGAACCAGGCAGAGATAAAGATGACAACGTAGTCAACGTAGAGTTGCTAGTAGCCGTAATGTTAGCAGCTGTTCCCGTAGTATTTTGGTTCCAAGTAGGAACAGTGCCGCTAAGTTGCGAGTATGGAAGAGAAAGTGATGACAGTGTAGTTAAAGTAGAGTTGGTAGTAGCAGTAATATTGGCAGCGGTGCCAGTGATACTTCCAGAAGGAATTACATAATCTGTGCCTGCACTGGCAGCGCTAATGGCAGTTCCATTACCCTTAAGAAGACCAGTGATTGAAGTGGTTAGGGTAATCGCTGGAGTAGTGGTAGCAGTTGCAACCGTACCAGCAAAACCATTGGCAGAAACTACGGAAACTGAAGTTACAGTTCCGCTACCAGCACCGGCAACCTGCCAAGTAGGCAAAGCACTAGCACCATTGGACGTGAGAACATACCCTGCAGTTCCAAGACCTGAAATTTGTTGCATTTCGCCAGTAGAAGTAGTTCCACCAGCCATTAAAGCGTAAGGGGTTAAAGTGCTAAGACCAGTACCACCGTCAATAACCCCAAGTGGGACAGGTCCGCCGCCGCTAGAAGCGCCGCCAACGCCCATCATTTGGCCGTCAACCCAAATTTGGGTCGTGCTCATCACAATACCAATTTTCATGTCGGCTTCACTACCACCAGTAGGAGCAGTCGTACTGAAAGCGCCACCAGAAGTTAGCCATACTGGATTACCAATTTGACCCGTACTAAAAGGGGTATCAGAAGATCCTAGTGTATAACCACCGAAAGAATAAACGGTAATGTTTTGTCCCGCAAGCACGGTAACAGGAGAAAGAGCGATACCAATTCCCCAGAATTCATCATAGGAAACAGTACTATAGTCTGCTTTGTAAATTTCATCCGTACTTTCGCTAAGAGCATTCATGCCCCAACGAACAATAAAGGAAGTGTTTGCGGCGAAATTTTCGCCAGCAGTAAAAACATTGGAAATAGCAGGACAGGAATTAACAGTAGACCAAGCTAAATTGCCCGATCCATCATTTTGTAGAAAGGATAGTGCTCCACCTTGAGTAGAAGGAAAGTAGATAGAGTATGGAGTTGTAGTGGCTGCAGTATGAAGAGTAATACTTCCAGCTGCAGAACCATCAATTTGTAAGGCAGATACGCCTAGGGTATTACCACTTACTGAAAAATCTATTGTTCTGGGGACGCCTTCAATAAGACTTAGAATTTTTGTGTAAACAGACATTTTTCACTCCACAGATAGATTATATCATAAGTCTAATAATAGAATGGGGCCGCACCAAATTGATGCGGCCCTCAACTATTTAATTATTAAGCAACGCCCATCATTTGGCCGTTGATGAAGATGCTAGAAGTAGACTCAATCATGCCAACTTTGAAGTTAGCATAACCGGAGGTAGAAGGAACGGTTGCGCTGAAATCACCAGCAGCCGTTAACCACGCTGGCTTCCCAACATCCCCGGAACTGAAGGCTGCATCTCCAGATCCAAGAGTATAGGATCCGAGAGACTGTACAGCAATCGGGCTACCAGCAGAAACGCCAGCGGCAGAGAACGCAATGCCAATAACCCAGAATAGGTCATGGACAGACGTATCTTGATCTGCAGCAATTACGCGGCCTGCAACATAACCGGCATCAGAAGGAATCATCATTCTAACTGCATAACTGGTGTTAGCAGCAAAGGTCTGACCAGCCGTGAACATCTGGATGTTCGCAGGAGCGCTTGCGATATAAGCAGGAGTCCCAGCACCGCCCAAGATGGTTACTTGGTCAAATGCACCAGTCGCCAATTGAGTGGCTGATACGCCAGCTGCTTTGACTTCAAGTTGATTACTACCATTGATATCGATCGTAGAGCCATCGACTTGAACAGCAATTTTCGTACCACTACCACCGGTAACAGCACCGGTCGTAGAGAACGAAGTGGAGACGATCTTGTTTTCGTCTACCGAGTTAGATGCCATCTTGCTGAGAGTGACCTTAGCAGCACCAATCGTAGTAGCGCCAGTATTATCGATCGTAACATCGCCAGACATCGCAACAGCAGTTGCAACGTTTGAAGCATTACCAACGAAGATATCAGCTGAAGCCAACGTAGAAGTTAACTTGCTATTGAAGGTTGACCAATCAGTTGACGATAAATAACCGTTATGGGTAGCATCGGCTTTCTGTTGAGCAATTGATGTTCCAGATCCAATAACTGCACCAGTTCCACCAGTAACCGTGATGCCGTCAGTGCCAGCATCGGTTAAGTTACCAAAAGAAAGGGCGTTTTGTTTGTTATTGAACGTAGTCCAGTCAGTAGAGCTTAAGGCGCCATTCTGAGAAGAACTTGCGAGTTGTAGGCTAAGGGCTTGGCCAGATAGGCTTAAACCATTAGCAGTTCCAATGGTTACATCGCCAGTGTTAGTTCCACTCGAACTCCCAGAGAAGTTTGAAGCAGAAATCGAACCAGAGAAGTTGGCTGCAGCAGCAGTGATCGTACCAGTGAAGGTAGGCGAAGCGCTGAATACAACGTTTCCAGTACCGGTCGTTCCACTAACAGTCGTTCCTTGGATCTTAGCAACCGTAGTAGCTTCAGATTGTGATCCAGAAGCAGCTGAAGTTGTAACATCACCAGTTAACTGATTGATTGCATTGACAGTAACAGCACCAGTTGCACCATTAACAGAAACAACGCCATCAGCAAGAGGAGAACGCTGCCATGCTGTGCCATTATAGATGGCAAAGTCGCCAGCATAGAACTGTTCGCCGGTAACTGCACCATTGCCAGCAACAGCAATGCCGTCTGCAGAAGCTCTGTATACATCACCATTAAGAGGCGTTGGATCAAGAGCAGTTAGGGTATTAACGGCATCTGTCGGATTCCATGCGCCTTTATAGGTCATCAATGCGCTAGGCAATTGACTATATGGAACCTTACCAGAAGAATCTAGGGAGGCAACGCCATTATTTTGGCCAAGCATCCCGGTATTAAGAGCGGAACCAGTATAGGTACCATCACTCAAACCAGTGATGTTATTGGACCCCATAGCGATATTGCCGGACATCGTTCCACCAGCAAGTGGTAGATAGAGACCGTCATTACCAGCCAATTTCTCAATAGCTGAAAGGATGCTGTCCGCAGAGGTGACAGTACCAGGAGCAGCGGAGAAGCCGGTCAATACTTTAGCAATAACCGCAGCATTGCTTAGAGTAATAGCTCCAGATGCAACGATCGATGCTTCACCAGACATTGCAACGTCAGCTGCAAGATTGGAAGCATTACCAACCAAGATGTGGTTCTGAGTTAACGCAATTGAACTAGGCGTAATCGAAGGAGTCGCCCAAACTGGCAGCCCACCAGATACGGTCAATACTTGACCAGTCGTACCAACAGCAAGGTTAGAATAGGTATTTGATGCGCTTGCATAGATCAAACCACCAGTAGAGGAGGCTGGAGCAAGAGCATTAAATGCAGCAGCTGCGGTCGTTTGACCAGTACCACCATGAGCGATGGCAACTGTAGTGCCATTCCAAGTACCTGACGTGATCGTACCAACACTAGACAAGCTAGAGGCGGTAGTCAGAGCAGATAGGGTGGCCAACGTTGCATTGCTTGTAGCAACTAAGCTAGTAGCAAGGCTACCGGCGCTAGTTGTAACATCGCCGGTAAGAGCCGGGAATTGCGAGGCTTGGAGAGTTCCAGTCAACTGAGTGGCTGGTAAACTCAAAGATGACAACGTAGTCAACGTAGAGTTGCTAGTAGCCGTAATGTTAGCAGCGGTTCCGCTGGTATTCGACGTAATGGTCGAAGGAAGATCAGCAGCAACCATTGCTCTAAAGGTAGGAGCTGCGGCAGATCCTGAACCTGGGCCAGCAAAGATGCTATTAGCCGCTTGGGTCTGGAATACAGCCGTCAAATTACCCGAAGAGGTAATTGGGGAGACCGTAACATTGAATACGCTAGAAGGAAGGGTTAAGCCAACGCTGGTAACTGAACCAGATGAAGGATTAGTCCAACTTAATACGCCAGTTCCGTCATTGGTAAGAACATAGCCGGAAGAAGCAGCCTGAGCAGGTGGTAAAGTTAAGGTATAAGTGCTCGTAGTGGCTGACGCATTTAAAATGACGTAACCAGACGTTGCACCATTAATTTCTAAATTCCCCGATAGGTCCAACCCGCCATTAAGGAGTAGGGTATTGGAAGCGCTGGAGAAATCAACGGTTCTAGGTACGCCGTTGATTAAACTTAATAGTTTTGAATAATTCATATTATTTCCTTTTTACGTTTTTGATACGTCGGTTATTAATTATCGGCCAATCCGATACGTTAATTTTGTCCTTAGTTTATTTAAATTAAAGATTGTTTTTCTCTATTGTTATATCTTGTAAATACCTGAAATTAAAAGATTATAATATTCCGAAGTTCTGTGTGAATATCTGTAGATCTTGATTTAATGGATTATTTTCCCCTTTAACGATCACTCCACAAAAAACCATACTGTCTCCGGAGGTAAAAGGGGCTACAGGATTCCCATTAATATCCACGGGTTTAATGTTCTGTAAGGAACCACCAACACTCATATAGATTGCATCTCCAATGGAAAAAGAGTACCCGCTCAAATTTTCTAGCCTACCGGTAGAAATTATAGGTCCTAGAGTGGCTGTGGGTATTCTAACATTAGCATAGCCTACAAAAGCTTGAACCGATGCCTGAGAGGTAACGTCGGTTAAACCTATGGATCCATCATTTTGGGTAGAGCAAGGGGCACCTTGAGGAATAGCTAAACCAGTGTTATTATAATAATTAGTTATAAGGGATACGCTTGATCCCGTAGACTGCCTTCCTGTAAAAATTGGGTTATAGCTCATTTTTTGACTCCATTAGAATATAAACCAGGAGGAACCGTTTGAGACTAAAGAAAACGATTCATATTGAACATTGGTAGTAAGAGTATTAAAACCATCAATTAAATCGGATCCAGCGCCCATAATAATCATGCTATTGGTGGTGGAATCTGTTTTCTTAAAATAAAACACTCTACTATTAGAACTTACAGCCGTTGGCAAGGTAAAAACGATATTGCCAGCAGTACAGTCTGCCAACAAGAACCCATCTGTGCCTAATACAGTGTAGGAACTAGTTTTAGTAGAAATATTGATTGGGCCATTTAGAGCATCTGCGCCAGTAGCTCCAGTTGGGCCTGCTGGACCGGTTGGACCTGGAGGGCCTTCTCCGCCACCACCGCCACCGCCGCCGCCGCCGCCAAATCTGAGTTCTAGTTCATCGCCAACGACTAAGCCGCCGCCTGGCAATGTTAGAATTTCAATTTGATTAGAAGGAGTTCCAGCAACTCCAACTTCAGAATATGCGCCACTCTCAACGTCTAAAAACTGGCCATTTAAAAATACTTGTAGAGTTCCTTTGCCTACCGTATAATAAGAAACAACATCGCTTTCTCTAGAATTAAGAGGTAAGGTAATAATCGTACTATTAGCAACTGGACCATTTAAAGAAGAAGGAGGGGTAGCTCCAGAAGCAACAATTTCTATAGTTTCATCATAAGTTGGTGAATCTAAACTGGCTTCTAGATTACCAAGAGATAAATCCAGCTTTTTGATGGCTAAAGTTAAATTATCTCCATCGTTAACTATGAAGTTACCTTGGCCAGTTCCTGCTTGGGTAGTTGCAAATGTAAATGGAGTGGTACCATTTGATATACCATTTGAAACACCGGACGAATTATTTGTTATTGTAACTACATCTCCGGTAGCACTAGCAGCAAAATCGGCAAAAGGAAGATTATTATTCAAAGCAGCGGCTAACTTAGTAGCTACTTGAGCTGCTGTATCGCTAGTTAAAACATCTACTTCTATAGCATCGTTAGTATTTGCAACTAAAGGCAATGAACCAGAACCATTTACTTTAAACCAAACTACATAATTTCGTGCATCTGCAGAAGAACTGGCCAAGAAATAATGTGAGGGAGTTATTGTAGAACCGGCTGTGGTAGTGGTGGTACTAATTTGTGGCAATACTGCTTGACTAGTACCTTGATAGATATTATATGTAGAAACGTATTCTGGAGTAGTGGAAGAATCAGTTGGGCTACCGATATAAGATAAGACGTTTTGAATTTGAGGTCCTGAAACATTTTCAGAAACACCATAAGACAAATCTAATCCAAGCCAACGAACATACACTCTTGGGAGTGATCCACCATCATCGTTTCTTGCTAGCAACCACGAGGTATTTGGATTGATGGGTACAGCACCACGAGCTACAATATGAATTTGTCTTGCACTTGCTCCTACGCCCGGTAAGGTATATTCACCAAATGAATATTGGGAAGGGGCGCCGCCAGCACCGGTAGAAGTGCCGCTAAATGCACCGGTTAATGTTACTTGAGACGTAGAATTAACTGTCTGAATTTCATAATATCCAGCGTGAGTCCCACTTGATAGTTTAATCCAGTCGCCAGCTTCAAGTCCCGTAGTCCAAGTAACGCTGCCAACTGAAGAAACAATAGCGCTACTATTAGTCCAAATAAGATCTGGGGTAATAGCAGCATCACGAGTCAAAGTAATATAAGCTACTTGACCATCTGAAAGAGTTACCGAACTACCCGTTGGATTAGCCGCGATTTGATAATCAATATTTGAGCCAATCACTTTAAAATTTAATACATTAGACCAATTAATTTGACCTGGTTGGGTGGCAACCGGATTAATAAATGAAACCGTAGTGCTGCTAGAGACAGGAGAAAAAGCTATTGTAGAATCACCGGTACCACTAGATAGTGCGAGTGTTCCAGAAGATAGAGGGGCTCCAGTTCCTATAGCTAAAAGAGTTGCTCCAGTAACAATAGTGTTTTGAACCGTGAAATTAAATCCGTTATTGGTATAAATTGCACCTGCTGTAGCATTTGCTGACGAGACAGTAAAAGTATAGTACGTATTATCTTGAGACTCATTGCTCATCGTAACCGTAGAACCAGTAACTGACAAGACAGTAGTTCCACCAGTAAAGGCTTCGCCGCTAATATATTGACCGCTTGCAATTCCTACGGTAGAAGCCAATGAAGTAATTTGATTGCTACCTAATGTAACATTACCAGTAGTCGTTAAAATAGGAGTAGTGTCTGGAATAACACCATGACTGATGTTGCCGTTACTAGTGAGGATGGTGTTGACTGCGTCTTCTCTTAGTTGAGCGATGGAGCCGCTAGGACCTACGCCGATAGCAGAATACCAATAAGGACCACCGCCAATATAAAGCAATTCGGTCTCTACAGCATCAATCCAATCCTTAAGATCGGTAATAGCCTTATCACCACCGTAGAACGGGTTTGAAGAGTTAGTAAAAGTGGTGGGAGGATTCTCGGTCGTGCCCTCTGACCACGGGTACACATAATATGGATTAGGACTTGATCCACCGGTACCCAAACGAAACAACAGCGGCCTAGAATCGGTAATAGAAACTACATTGTTTCCAGAATCGGTTAGAACTACTGCTAGATGCAATATATTTGAAGCCCAAGTTGTGGAGCTAATAACGAATTCATAATTCATTACGATTGAAGCTGGAGCAATGGTGGAGTCTTCTTGATTCGTAGAAGGATCCCAAAGTTCGCGTTGAACGTCTGTGGTAGGATCTTGAAATCTGTAATAATCTATACCGACATAGTTATTGGTTCCTGGTACGAAAGCACCAGAAACGTTAGAGACCGTGGCAGCATTCAGGGTCACATTAGGGGTTCCAGCAGGAACCAGGTAAATAGTACCCGATTGGGAAGCCGTGGTATGCATTAAGGCGCCATTAGACACTATAACCTGGAGATTAGAAGCGGCGCCACCAATTGGATTGGAGGCCATGTTGAGGGTGAATCCGTTAATAATATACGGATTGCCCGCACCAGTAACAAAGGCCTCAAAAGATGCATCAAAATCAGCACTTACAGCAGATTCTATCGCCCTCATATCGGGCGTATCTACTCTCATTTGGGAGAGCCAATTAACTCGGCGTTGGATGGACATGTACTACCCTCTGGAATGGACCTTAAAGTAAAGATTCCTACCTTTTCTTATATCATTTAACCCTATTTATCTTAATAACTTGACACGGAATCTTTACCTATGATAGTATATAGGCATGAGGGACATCATTTTGGGTAAGTCTAGAACGAATCGTCATGGTTTGACCAAAGAACAAGAGCTTGTTAAAGAAAATCAAGGACTTAAACGCGAAAATAGTAGGCTCCGGAAGCTTTTAGCTAGGGCAGATCTAAATCGTTATGAAAATGTTAAGGAAGCTGTAGAAGATCATGAACGAAATCTTGGACTTCCTACCACTCAGGATCTATTGGAATCATTGAAGAAAGAGTGGAAATGCCGAGAATGTACTGAAGGCTATCTAGAAATCATCGTTTATACGAAAATAGGAGATCCTTGGTACTTTAGAAAATGCTCAGATTTTGGTTGCAAAAATCGTACCAAGAGCCAAAAATATGACTCCAAATCCGTTCGTGGGATCATTAAGAAATCAACTGAAGAATAAATAGCTTGACTTTTCGAATATTCCTTGTTAGACTGATAGCAGGAGAATATAAGAATGACTTATTTATCTATTATAACTTCTGCCGCAAAAGCAGCTAAAGTCAGTGCTGTCCTTCTCTATGCTATTTGTGCCCACGAAAGTCGTGATTTCACCTTAGACTATGCGCTGTATGACAATGGATCTCCAAGCTACGGCGTGTGTCAAGTTAAGGAAAATACAGCTAGGATGCTAGGATTCAAGGGCGATGCGATTGAATTGAGAAATGCCGTGGTGTCTACAAAATATGCCGCTCTTTATCTTAAGTATGAACAAGATAGGTATGGAGAAAATGATTGGGTTGTTTTGACCGCTAGCTATAATGCGGGTAGCTATATTGAATCCGCAAAAAAGCCCGGTTTTCCAAAGAACTTAAAGTACGTTAAGCTAGTTCAAGCTAAGTTGCCAGATGAATACAAAGACCGTCTAAATGGAACAAACAAAGGGGGAGTCCCATGGAAGTAATTAAATTGACCAAAAAAATGCTTAAGATGCATCCTGCTGATCTACTGATTAAGTTAGGTGCTGCTGATTTGAAGAAAAAAGTTGCATATCCACAACATGTCTATTTTTCAAGGGAAGACTATAAAGAATTAGGAAATAATCTAAAAGCTTATGCTAAAAAAACAGCTCCATACACTTCCTCTAGGATAGTAAATTATTCTGTAGGCATGGACCTTCTCAACTTTGGTCCTAATGAAACACTTAAGGATGCCGTTCGTCCTGGTTGGGCATTGGTGGATAAAAAGGGAATTGCTAAGGAACAATAAATGGAACGCAAAGGCATCTTTTTTTGGTCAGATTTACATATTGGTCACGCCAATGTTTTGAAATTTGATAATAGGCCATTTAAAGATTTGGATCATATGCATGAGGTTCTAATAAATAACTATAATTCCACCGTAAAAGATGGGGTGTGTTATTTTTTAGGAGATATTGGACTTGGTAAATCAGATATAGTCCAAAAAGTCATTTCTAGAATGATTGGAGTTAAAATCTGTATTCTTGGAAATCATGATAAGGGTGTTGAAGCCATGTATAAGGCTGGATTTGACGCTGTACTTTATGGAGCAACTATGCAAATTGCTGGGGAACGTGTAACGCTTTCTCATTGCCCCTTGTTAGGCGTTTATCGTGAGCAATGCGAAGGTATGAATGGAACTAAGACAGGCGAAAATTGGCATGGTGAGAGTCGTGAAAAAACAAAAATTTATACCATTAAAGATGAGGGCCAGTACCACCTTCATGGTCACATTCACAGTCCCAATGGTGGAAAAAGTCAAAAGATATCGGGAAGACAATACGATGTGGGAGTTGCGGCCAATGGGTATAAGCCTATTAGTATTTCGGTAATAGAGAGTTGGATTGCGAAAACAAAGGAAGAAAAGAAGTAATCAGCTACGATCTAGAGCCCACAAAGGTACCATACCCTTAAAACTAAAATTAAGTTTGTAGGTTCCTTTAGTTGGAATAGAATGAGATTCACTTGTAACCTTTGCTTGTGGAATAAAAATAATATCTTCAGATGTTGAGCGATCAGTTACACGTAATGATACATAAGGATTCGCTGATTGATCGGTAAACAATGGTCTAAGATTTTTAGCTTGCAAGCCGCCCGAATTCTTAAGACGGAACCCATTTACCTGGCCTGAAATAGTAACTTTATTTCCTGCAATTTCTTGTGGATATGGAGAATCAATACCATAAATCTCTTCTTCTCCGTAATCAACGGTAAATGAGATATCTGCAACTTCCTTATACTGTTGATTATTCCAGAAAATTTCTATTTGAGCACCTGTGATGGTTACTGGGATTGAAGACATTTTATGTACCTCCCAGATCATTTACTGGATATTGGACTGATGTTGGGTTTGGACCATAGACATATTTTATTTCTGAGTGAGAAGTTCCTGCGCCCCCCAAACCAATGTCGTTGGGATAAAGTATAACAAAATTAATTGTAATCCCAGCTGCTATTACTTGATTAATCAAATCTTGGCAGTAAATACGGCCACCAACCACATCGGTTATTACGAAATCATAATCGCTACCATTAGTATTCACTACTACTGGTGCTTTGTTTAACACAACCCTAATCGATTGTCCTACAGGATGATCAAATTGTAAATTGTTTACTGGACTTAACAAAATCGTCGTACTAGACGGAACTGCAATAACATTAGCAATCTCCTGTGTAGATCCCCCATAATCGAAGACTACATATCCGGTGCCATTAGGAAATCCAGTGCTATCTACTACAAATACTACATCACCCGTAGTAGCGTTAACATCTTGCGTAAGAGTCGTAGCAACCCCACCAACCGTAAAAGGTTGTGTGGTATCAAACATATTTGGGCCAGGCTGATTAGGTTCTAATGATATATTATAGCCCTGTGGGCCGCTACCTATGATATTAGCTGATCCTGTATAAGAAATGGTCAAAGTATTAGCTAAACTATTATTATAAATAGAAACGATATTATCACTATTCACAATAGCGGTCAAATTGTTCGGAAGGGCATTTATAGCAGCAACCATATTTGTAACGGTTTCAAGAATAGTTCCACCAATTACAAAGTTAGCTCCTGCAACTAAAGTAATTCCAGAAGTAAGGCTAAAGGAATCGCCATTATTGGGTTGTGCGTTAAAAGTAAACGCCCCAAGTGGCGGATCATGTAAGTGGGCTGAACCCTCCCTACCCCTAGAAACGACTTGGGTGGTGGCAGGCATATAGATCTGAACAACATTGGTAGTAGTTTGATAAAGTGCGGCGTAGTACCCTTTAGATGCTATGGTTTGTTTATCTGGATAGAAAAATAGTACTGATGTATCCGTACCTTGTGTTACAACGCCTGTAGTTCCAATTGGATTATAAATCTGAAAATAAGAACTTCCTGCTAATCCGCCTACAGCTGCTGTAATGGTATAAGTCCCTATATTAGCTGAAGAAGCAAATCCACCGCCATAAATATTTACATAATCTCCAACGGTAAGCTTTCCTAAATTAGGGTTTGCGCCACCAGACCATGTAAATCTAATCTGTCCATCCGATTGGGTTGTTAAAGTCCATTGAGTAGAAGAATTCCCTCCGGCATTAACAGTAGAAGGGAATAAAAGAATATTCTGAGCACTACCACCTAAAACTGTTACCGAAGATCTTGGCCCAATGGTGCTGCTAACAAGTTCAACGTAATTACCAAGACCATTATTTTTAATGGTTGCTAATCCAGAAAGTCCTTGGCTATTTAAATAAGCTACAATTACATCTGCAACTTCTATCGCCTTAGCATTGGTTATATCGGTAAAATTGGCTGCTTGAAATGGAATAGTTACAGGTGCGCCACCGTCAAAGCTAACTATTAATGTGTCTCCACTTTGTAAGTTATATGGTTCTACAACAGTAGAAGAGTCTGTAGCTTTACAGTATTCATCTCCAAAAATTGCATCAAGTAGATTGTTAATTAGATCTCTTACCTGCTTACGATTTTTTATTTGAAGTCCAATTTCTCTAAAAGAAGAATCAGAGATACCAATTTGAGGGGGGCGTGTAACTCCATATTGAGAAAGTAACAGATCGAGATATTGGGCTGATGCTGTAGTAATAAAAAGCTGAGCATTTACTTGCTGCACAGAATTAACAAGATATGACGATCCCGTTGCTAAGGCATTTAAGACTGCATCAACATTTTTGCCTTTAAGTGCGGGATTAAGATAGGATCTTAAACGTTTATATTCTGTTATATTATTTGCCATATAATTAGCTTATCAAAGATACAGAAATATTAGAAGGTTGTAAAACATATGTCTGCTCATTAGGCTGAACAGCAATCAAATCATGTGTAGGACTATAGAGAGGAGAACTAATTGCGACAGAAACTACTCCAGCTACAGTAGTACAGACTGCAACAATACTAGAAATTGCTATACTTTTTCCAACTGGATTTGAGTTTACCAGAGCTGCTACATTAGATTGTATTTGTTGTGCTACAGAACTAAAGGGTGCTCCCGTTTGCAAACGAACATCAATGGCTAAGGTAACAACCAGTGGCAAAGGTACGTCAACAAAAATATCGCTACCTGCTGCGGCTACGCCAGGAAATGTCAAAGGATCTGTTGGATCTCCATAAATAATTCTGTTGGCTTCTTGGATCAAACCGGTATTATATTTGTATCCATCAAGTCCTTCGTTAATTGTCGTTGGGAAGTTTAATTTATTAAGTGCAGTAACTTCTACTCCTGCTGCCTGATTAATCTTTTCATACTGTTGATAAGTATCAAAAAGAATTTCATTTAAGTTAGTAGTTCCTGGTTGTGGTCCAACCAAATAAACATGCTTATAGCCCGTATACGCCACACCTTCGTCTACATAAATGGAAGACAATAATCCGTTCAAATTAAATGAAGGGGTGCTATAAGCAGAGAAAGTAATGGTAGCATCGCCTATACCGCTGGTCAAGGTTAAAGTTCCAGAAGACAATGGATTGCCATTGCCGGTAGTAGACAGCGTAGTTCCGCCCGAAATGGTGCTGCTCACAGTAAAAAGTTGACCGTTATTTGTATAGGTAGCTCCGGTAGTGGCATTAGCAGCAGTAACAGTAAAGATATAAACCGTGCTTAAAACGCCATTAATTACGATTTGATTTTGATTAGGAACTTGGGTAATAGTATAGCTACCCGCATTTGCAGCTCCAAAAGCCGTACTTGAAAGTACCAAAACATCCCCTGGAATCGTAGCTTCATATTCATAGAAAGTTAATGAACTAGAAGTTAAAGTCTTTTCTTCTTCTATGTAATCTGTATTTTTAATCCAAAAGCTATCGTTAAAGGTCCTAATAACTCTATAAGTTCCTTGATTTGGAGCGGAGAAAGGAGCGCCAATAATAACCGAATCACCTTCTTGCACACCTGTACTAGCTAAAAAGGTTGACCCAGCAGTAACAGCAAAGCTAGCTACTGTGGTAGCGTTAACATTGGTGACCTGTAGGGTGGTGGCAGTGCTGCCAGTTACCATGAACGTGCCGCTATTGGCTGGCGATCCAGTAACCATGATAGTCACTAAATTACCAATCGGTACCCCACTAAAATTGGTGGTTCCACTTAAAACGGTATAAATAGAGTCATTTGTTTCAGAAACCAGTCCAATGCTTACCGTATCTCCTGTAGTACTTGCAAAATTAATGCTTTGTGTTAGATACTGAGGACTAGAAGTGCTATTTACATAACTAAAACAAACTAGTTCACCTTGCGCTTCTACTCTAAAAGTAAGACTACTTAGACCACTAATAGCTCTGGGGGTGCCAAAATATCTTTGGGTAGAAAGTCCATTTGACAAAGTTACCGTACTTAAACCGGCTGAAGGGGAATTGGGAGTAAATACTACGTTAGTGTTATCACCTAATTCAGTCTGTTTTTGTTGTACGTTTGCAGCCTGCAAATAAAACCACTGTCCGCTTATTACATTGGATGAAGCAATAGTAGAAGCTGAAATAGCCGCATACTGATTATTAATGTTCAAAGCAGAATCAATTACAGGGAACGAATATCCATTTGCTGCTCCGCCTACAACTTCTATGTATCCTGCAGAACCGTATGTTTCCGAAGAAATTTCAAGTTCAGAATCCCTATTAGCAGTGTTAATAACACTAGCAGTAGACAATCCAGTTACAGCTTGGGTATTAATAAACTTATTTACTTGATCAATCGTAGTAGGACTAAAAATGAGAGGTTCGCCGTTATTAAAAGAGTACCCTACATCTGAAGGCAATGCCAAAGGATTTTTAAGAACAAATTGTGGAGAACCTGAAATATTGCTTGACAATAACCAGTTAACGCCATCTACAAGTTGCGTATTGGTGCTAGCAGTAATTATACCTGTGCCAGGTGTTCCACCTGAACCATCATTAACTACCGTAGCAGAGATGTAAGAAGATAGATTTGCATTAACATAAGCTGCTACCGTCGTTGCCGTAGTCGCTGGTGGAATCGTGATAGTAAGATTAACCGTGTTACCAACAGTAACTGAGTAATTCAAAGCACTTGCACTAGGAGAATAAACATAACTAATTATAGTTTGCTGTCCACTTGATCCCCACACCACAGAGCGGTAAAGAATAGAGCTTTGTGAAGTAGTGCTACTCAAAGTTTTCTTAGCTTGCATCAATACTTTATAGTTATTAAAGCTAAAAGTAGAACCAAAGGACGTTACAAAACTACCAGTTGGAGCTAGATCGGTATCATATGCATTAAAATCGTTAGAATTAACTCCATAAGTGGCGTTAGTTAAAGCATGCCTATAAAGAGGTACTTGAAAGGTATTATTAACTGGATTATTGTCAATAATAGCAACCAAAGTATCTTTAGCGCCAAAAGAAAGTGGGCTTGAGGTAAAGAATCTATCATTGGTCCTAAGTCTTCTAACATCAGGATCTTGTGTAATTCCCACTACAGTTGCCGCAACAGTAGTTTCTTGTACCACTTCATTTGCGGGCTGTTCGTCATCAATTCCACCATAAGGATTAATAAAGGTAATGATCTCGTCGGGTTCTCTTCCGACAAGACTAATGGTAGAATTAAAACTGGACACAAAAGTATCTGGTGGAAATGCATGGGTTCCAGAAGAAATAGTGCTATGGAAAAATGATGGCAGATAAGCACTAGCAGTATCTTGATGGGCTAAAATAGGATAACTACTTTGATTTGTTTGTCCAGCTGTAAAATTCAACAGCTGTCCAACTTCATCAAAAGTAATGACTGTTATAGCACCACTAGTATTAATGGTATTGGTTTTAATGGCTAAGTATTCTTCTATAACAACTGAAAAAGTAAGAGAATCTGTTTGAGCTTGTAGATAAATAGAAATGGCATCTAGAGTTTGTATGCCAGTAGGGACGTTAAATTTTTGAGGAGCATCAGCCATTCTAGCAACTATAAAACTCGCTTCTTTAATTACAACATCAGATTGTGGTGCAACAGCTGCGGCTTCTGCTGGAGTAACCAAAATATTTAGGGTATCTTTAGTTGTAGTGGTGGTAGTAATTGAATGAACTCTGCCCTCAAGTCTATTGGTAGCATTAAGTTCTGGAGACCATATAATTACATAGTCGCCTGGCAAAATATTAGAAAAGGCTGAAACAGTGTTACATGCATAACTAACTAAGCTACCAGAAACGCTAACGGTTATAAAGCTACCAGGAGTCGCACCAGTAGGAATAATAGCTACCGGTTCATCAATGGCTAACCAAACATATCCTTCTGATGGAAAATTGATAGATCCACCGCTAATCGCAGTACTAGTAATGGTTCCTTTTGTATTTTGAGTTCCGGCAGTTAGAGTGTCTCCGGCAACTAAAGGTACAGCAAGTTCAAATTGTGCAGTATTGCGATCTAGAGTGTAATCTGAGGTGAGGCCCTTAGAAGACAAACCTTCAGCTGATGTAAACATTCCTTTAGTTACTAAGGTAGATGATGAGCTTATTACTACTTGAGCACGAGTTTCTGCTCCTAAATTACTTGTAAGTTCTATCTGTGAACCTGAAATAGTGGCCGTTATGCCTGTAATTTTGTTATTAAATACTTCTACCCAAGATTGTAGGGAGTTTGTAGGACTTACAGTAGAATATAGGCCTGTAGCTAGAAAATCAGAATTTAGAATGGTATAAGTAATCGAATTCGTTCCATCAACTGAAATGATTAGTGTATCGCCATTAGCAATACTGCTTGACCAATTGGCTTGTTGTGCTGAAAAAACAGAAGCTGTATCTCCATCTTCGCTTAGCAATTTACCGTCTTTGTAAAGTCTTAGGGTTTCATTAAGTGTAGTAGGGAATCCTAAATAATTATTGGCGTCTGTTAATGATGGAGAAGATGGCGTAGTTACTTGAATAGATTCATGAGTTTCTGCAATAGCGTTAAGTACCACATAGGTTCCGCCTCCAGAGGTTGAGGCTTGAAAATTTACTAAAGTGTCGGCATTAATACTTGCGCAAATTTCATAAGCTGTAGCTGCGCCTGGAGCTTGGAAATCAGAGTTTAGAAAAGCATGCTGGGTAGTAACACCGCCAACTGTAACGGCTAGTACATATCCACCCTGAATTGCGAATGGAGATGCGTTTGTTGATTGAACAAAAGCTTTAGAAATTGGAGCTTGAGTGCCTCCAGTTGCCAATTGAAAGTACTGCTCTCCACCAATAGCAGAATCTACGATATGCTCAATAGCAACTCCTGAAGTTTTAGCTTCATATGGAGTGGATCCACCGGTAGAAATGTAAATAGTTGATGTGCCGTTTAAATTATTAACTAAAATGTCAGAAGAAATAGTGGCAGCTTCATCAGTTGCTGTAGCTCCAATCAAAGAGTTTTCTAACGCTGTAGCCGTACCCAATCCAATAGAAGAGAGTTGGTTTTGAATTTGTGTTCTTAATTGATCGTCAGTAGTAGGATCTGTTCCTCCGCTAGTAGGCGAAGGATTTGTAACTGTAGCATTGGGAAAGGGGGAGCTAGCAAATTGTGTAATAGCTCCAATGGGTATATTGCTAGCTGAGCCTGGCAAAAGAGCTGTAATAGGCACATTAGTTACAGTATTAGCACCGTCTAAAAGAACTCCTTGCTGGGTTACCACGTATTGATTGTTAGGGGTTATTCCATTTGATGGGGAAAGTACGATTGTGTTTACAGGAACAATTCTATTTCCGCCTTGACTAAGGATAATAGACTCATTGATATTATGAAATTTAGTAGTAGCAGAAGTTAAATTGAACTGATAATAATTTCCAATTGAAACTATAGAGGAATATCCAATTGGACCCTCACTATTATTGGTGCCCCTACCAAGATATATGTTTCCTGTAGCAGGAAATCCTATGTTAGAGCTAGCGTAAACTATAATAGAACCTGCATTAGTTGCATTTTGGCCGGGATAAACGGAGGTAGAAACAACTTGGAAAGAGGTATCGGTTACAGTTATAGAACCAGTACTAACAGCTGATTCTACAGGCGTAATCCCAAATTCTGCAGCGATTGCCTGCAAACTTGAGCCACTAGCGTATTGTAAACTTGAATTTAATAGTGTAGTAAATACATCCCCTGAAGCGCGGGCAATTGCTAAAGCTACAACTTGAAAAAAACTTAAATTGGCAGAGCCCACAAATGGTGAAGAAATTCCAGTACTTGTGGCATAACTGGATAGCATGTCCGAAGTAATCTGGGAATAACTCTCTGGTTGCGGAACTGTTGGTAGTGTAGCCATTTTATTTTATACCTTTATACTTTTATATCACAACTCTATATTTATGCTGCTAACTCAAAATTAACAGGGAAAACTCCGGTTTGGCCTGCAATTTGCACGCCCACGCTAATGGTTAAAGTCGGCGGAGTTGCAGCAATTTGCAAACCTGTAACACCATCAAATCTAGGGTCAGCCTGAATTTGCATATTGATTTGTTTAGCTAAATCTTGTATATTAAGATCGGCGACACTGGTTCCAGGAATAACTCCTAGACCATATTGTGGCTCCAACATAAAACTATTAATCGTAGTAGTAAATAAAATTCTAAGAGCCTGTACAATATTGGTCATTCCATAGGACAATAAAAAATTACCGTATTGGTCTATAATAATATCACCATTATCATCTAATAGCCAATCTACGCCTGAAATATCTGCCAAAGGATCTCCGCTTAAGCTAACTAAAGGAGGTAATGGAATATTAACTTGTCCTTGTAATTGAGCTACTGGTAAATCGCTTGGAATATAAATTTTTTGCATTGCATTTACTGTATTAGGAAGATAGGCCTGTATATATGCTTTGTTCGCTGTAGTAAAATTGCCAAGATTTGGTTCGCCATCTAAAGTGATAAGATACCCACCATTATTTGGCAATGGAGTAATATTAGTAATACTTCTTGATTGTTGGATTTGTCCTGCAGCCATAAAAGTAACGGTTTGGCCTAAATATAAATCCACATTACTTGTAACAACGGCCTGTCTACCAATTGCATTGGTCACTAACGGCAATTGGAAGCCCAGGTAATCTAAGTATGGTTCTTCAAGGCTATTCAAAGTGGCTATTTCTAACCAACGATTAGGATCTCCTAAGTAACGGGCTGCGATACCTTCTATGGTAGTATTAAAAGGTACGGGCACTATAATTTTACTAGTAGGAACATCGAATGGTATTCCTGATTGGGTGGCCAATCCAGCCACATAATCTAAAGAACTTTGAATGTTGAGGTCGGTAATTTGCGTGGTGGCAGTTAAAATGTTTACAGATTGAATAAACTCATATAAAGTATCTAAAATCAAAAATTGAGGTATACTCATTGGCTGATTGCGTACTGGAGGGGGTGTTAAATTGTAAAGTTCATTGTATAGCGGGGCTCCTGCACCAAAATATCCTTCTAGTTGGACCGCTAGAGATAAAATTGAGTTCGCATTATTTTTAAGTTGTTGTACAGTCAAAGTAGTATTGTTGAGAATGTTGTTCAGCTTATTTTGTTGAGCAGTATTTAAAACTAACTGACTTGTAGGGACTTGGTCCATTAAATCTACGAAGGCGTTAGGGTTATTAAAAATATTTGCAGCAGGATTGGTCTGTTGCGCATTAGCTACACTATTACCCAGTTGGCCATTAGATGCGGCGGTTTGACTAATACCATTTCTAGCAGTTTGCGCCGCAGCTATAGCCGCGACAGCTGCAACTCCAGCAGTGGTTGTAACAGCGGTAGCTATAGCATTAGAATTTATAGAGGCATAATTTTGTATTGCAGAACTAAAATCTTTTTGAATAGACGCGGGAAGATCCGAAGCTGCGGTCCCAACTCCCATTAGGTCTTTAACGAATAAAGCTGTTTGACTAAGAACATTAAAGACGCCATTTACATCTGAAGTAACCGCACCAATTACGGCGATTGCAGAGCTACAAGTTAAGCGCGCTTCTGTTATACCATTCAAAATTCTTTGCAGAATTCCTGGCGTGATTTTATAAACATTTGCTGGAACAACTTTGCTGGATTCGCTTAGAGTAATCCTCCTCCAAGCCTTAAATTGCAACTGATACATTATTTCCATCGGCTTTTGTGCCGATTGCTGCCAAACATACTGCATTGGAGTTACGACATAGGAGGTATTTTGTTTTGGAATATCAAAAACTAAACGCCATCCGGCATTATCGGGATTTTTCTTAGCTTCAGCATACTGCTCAATAAACTGCTGAAGATACAAAGCCTGATAGTAGCCAGTACTAGTTGGACCAAAAGTAGCGCCAGCGCTAGTTGGACCAATAGTATTGGGCTTTTGATTTGGATTATTAGTTGTAAAAGTATTAACAGTGGTGGCTACCTGATTGATTAGACCCGTAATAGCCGTTAAAGTGCCCCCAAATACTGATTGTAAGATGGAGGGGCTTCCTGGAGGCTTTGAGACGCTCTCTCTATAAGGCCAAACACCCATAGATCCTGAGGCGTTAATTAATTTAAACTTAATCCCATTATGTTCTTCTAAAACACCCCTTAAAGTAGCCGAAGTATTAATAGCATATTGATCAGTAATACTAAGCTGTTGAGGTGTAATGGGAAGATTAAATTCCCATTTAGTCGTCGTAAGAGCATTGAAAGTTAAAGTGGGCGTACCCTGTTGAACGCCCGTCACAGTGCCTTTATAATCTCCAAAACCGCTTACAATACTGTTATTATTGGTCACATCTATTACAACTAATCTGTAAGGAAACAGCTGGTTCCAGCGAGAAGCGTCTAAAGCTATAGGAGGATAAAAGGCACTTAGATAGTTCGCTCCCGCTTGTGGATCCCAAGGAGTGACTAAAGGTGTATTGGCGATCGAAGCATTGCCCGAATTAAGTCCAAAGGCTGCCGCAGCTGCATTACTAAGGCCGCTGATAGCACTTCCAATGCCTAAATTACCGGTACCGTTAGAAAATACATCCATTGAGTTAAAGATTACAGTTACAAGTATATCTTATTTATAAAGATAAGTCCCTGATTTTATTAGTCAATATAGATATCTATGATTATCTTACTTCTATTCCTAGTTCTTTTAACTTATTTCTATCCCAAAGCTCGGAGTTTGGGTGTATAGATTTAAACCAATCCCATTTAATTTGTGCATCTGGGCGCATCAAACCCTTTATTTCTACCCATAAATTACAGTCCGGAAGAAATAGGTCTGGTCTGTAGCTAGTTGACTTCCCAGTAGGATTACATATAACGTCAGTGGGTATTTCAAAAGTTTTTGGTTGCCACTCAAAATTAATTTTATGGAAATTTAGATAATCTACAGTTTTCGCCTCATAAGATCCTTGACAAACGAGTTCTTCATTTGTTTTCCAGTGGAACTTAACTGTTGATTTATTGGATGATTTAGCCACTTTTAAAGAAATGCCTGTGTTTTTGTTGGGGTTACAGAAACCGTATCTTTCTATGCAAGTTTCCCTTATTTTCTCTTTAACTTCTTCGCTTTGAAAAGGATTTTCTACTCCCCGCTTATTCAGACATGTTTTTTTCTTTTTTTCTTTTATAAGTTCATTTTGACCTGGATAATCTACCCCATAATTTTTATTTGAAGTTATTTTTTTCTTATTCTTGATTTCTGAAGATTGAGAAACGTTTTCGACACCATACACCTTTAATGTAGTTTGTTTTCTCTTTAAAATAGCTCTAGTAGGATGGCTGCCACCCTTCAACACACTTTTCACGACAGCTTCCCAGCTTCCAAAAATATTGTCCATAAAAATAGCAGATCTACGACTAGAAATATAACTTTCTTTCATTATTGTTACGGTATCGCCATGAACTAATTTTAGTCTAGTTTCTACCTGTTTTATTGTAAGCTTTCTCATAATCTATAGTTTACACAAATGGATAGATTTGTCAATAAAAATGTTTCCTACTCTATATTTTATAAATAGCGATTTTATAGTTATGATATAAATAAGGGTATGAGAACAAAAACTAAGACTTTACTACTTGTTTTTATTGGACTTTTCTTTTGTGCTAAGATAATGTCTTGCTCTTCAGTTCATATAAAGCCCGCTCCTGAGTATAAAGGGGTCGATCCTAAACTTCAATCACTAGTAGATGAATATAAAGAATTAGCAAAATTTCAAAATATAACTTTCAAACATGAAGTGACTATGGGTTTTACGGATATAAATAACAATAATATCATAGGTTTATGTACTTATGGTAGAGGGTGGAGAGAAATTGATATAGACGCTAATTACTATAACAATGCTACCTCTATATCTAAATTAGTCTTGATGTTCCATGAGTTGAGCCACTGCTATTGTGGGCGAGATCATGACTATGGTAATGGAATAAAATACAAAGATGCTAGCGAAATGCAAAAAGTAATAACTATCTTTGATACGGACATGGATGGTTTCTATCCTGATTACTGTCCTTTAAGCTTGCTTTATCCCATAGTTGTAAGTAATATATGTCTAATGAGGCACTACGGGGACTATATTGTAGAAATGTTTAATCGTTGCAATCCATATTAATATGCTAACTTCAGAACAAGCTAAAAATATTATCTATGTCTATAGTTTCCTAATGGAAACTGAAACAAATGGTTGGGATAGATTGGACAATCATTTAGAAATGCTAGAATGGTTAGATGATTTGCAATTGTATAGAGAAGCCGAAGTACTCTATAGTTACCATAGAAATAAGACTATGGGCTGTGGGAAAACTCATAAGCCTGGTGTTGGGTGCACCGTAAAATTTATTATGGAAGCAGTAGATTCTATTATACAACTTTACGAAGAAACAGATAATCTACATCCAAAAAATAAGTATATACTTTCATACTATATAGCTTTATGTAAAGAAGGCCATATATGCGAAATGGAAGAACGTCACTGAACTCTAAATGGCAATATTTTAAGATTAGTTAAACATTTCATAGCTATATCTCTTTGCTTACTAGTTCCATTTTTTAGGGTATGAGATATATTATCTAAAAGAGTACTATAATATTTTTCTGCTTGTGATGCCGTAAAAGTATAAGTTCCATTTTTAATATACATATCATTAGCAATTAAAATATTATAGGAATTGGATTCCATTTTTTTAATTTCTTTTTCTGTAAGACTTTTTCTTTTGCTCATAAAATTATGATATGGTTCCCGTACCAACCCCAGTACCAGCGCTTGGACTTCCAGCCGATGCCGTTACAGGGATAATTACAACATCCGTAGTATTAACCACGGTATTGGCTACCAAAAAAGGAATTATGGCGTTGGCTATGCCTTGAGATAGGGCATCTATATATTCTGGCGTGCCTATTAGACCACCAAATTTGGCCTCAACTGCAGCTGTAATGGCTGAGGTTAAAGATGCTGTTAAAACTGATTCTTGTCCCGTGATTGGCATAGCTTATCTCCTTTTTTTATATTTTCTGAGCCCCATAAAGGTTGTAAATTAGTGTAGTGACAAGCCTTTAAAAATTGATCCCTATCTGTTAAATCAAAACTTGACAATGGAATAATATGGTCTATATGCCACTTACCATCACCTCTTCCCCAATTCCCCCACGTCATCTGGGGTTGAAAAAGAGATTCTAGATGTAATTTTAATTCTTCTATGGAACAACCCAAATCGGAAACTGCAGAACCGCCTTTTTGTCCATTTTTAATGGCTTGATTTAGCCTTGTTCTAAGATTTCCTGATAGTTTATGGTTTAAATCTGTTTCTCTAAGAAGTTTTTCGTACTCACGTCTTTCTTTTCTATGTGTTCTCTGATAGGCTCTTTTCTGTTCATTCAATTCTTCTCTATGTTTTTCTTGATATACTCTATCGTATTCTGCTTTCTCATCTTTACGATTATCAGAATAAATCTTACGTTTGATCGCTATTTCTTCTTTATTTTCTTCGCGATATATTTTATCGTATTCAGCTTTTTGCTCTTTGGTAGCATCTCTATAAATCTTTGATTTTACTGAAATGACTTCTTTATTTTCTTCGTAATAATCTTTTTTATCTTTAGTTAATTTTTCTTTATTGTTTTCTCGCCATTCGCGCTGTCTAATGCGTATCTTTTCCTTGTTTTTTAAAACATATTCTTTTATGCAGTCTTTGCACTGACTACTCAGGCCGCTTTTGGCTCTCTTGTCTTTATCAAATTGAGTTGAGTCTTTTTCAATTTTGCATTTAGAGCATGGTTTCATAATTGTGACCATAAATTATTTTGTGAACACTAGGGTGCTTAAAGACGAGTCCATTGGTTCCAAAGG